ATTACGACGCGTGTCGCAGTAATCACACCTGGTGTTGCAGTATTGCCAATAGCTGAACGGGTTACACCTGTAACAGTTGGGCTTGTGCCACCTGCTGCTGTAAAAGATAAAGCTCCTGATCCATCAGTTTGCATTATTTGTCCAGCAGAACCATCTGATGTTGGCATTTTAAACAACACGCCATTGCTATTGTGCATATTAGAAATATGATGTATGTAATTACCCATATGAGCATGACTGCTACATTGATAGTACAATAGGTTTGGAGTGTACTCATCTACTTGTATTTGAGTGTACGCACCAGCACTACCAGGTGTACCATTCGTTGTTACATTAGTTGTATAAGCCGTGCTTTTTGCAGCGTTTAAATAAAATCTTAATGGGTGACTAGCGTTACTAGAGTCAGCTTGGTCAAACCTATAGTAATAAGTTTTGCCTGTATCTGCACCATCAAAGTTTAATACAGCTCCTTCAACTCCATCAATGGTATAAGCACTACTAGAGCCTACGCCTGTATATGGATGTGCAGATGTTTTAGTAATTACTTTAACTTCAAACGATATAGGAGAAGATGAGCTTCCCCAATCTGATTTATAATCTTTACCTCTTGTCCTTTCTACTGTACCAGCTTGTCCTGATGTATTTTGTGTACCTGTAGCATTAACACCAGGAAGATCAATATTTGCTGTACCATTAAAAGATACACCACCAATATTTCGTGCAGTTTCTAACGCTGTTGCAGTTGCTGCATTTCCTGTGGTTGATCCTGATGTGCCTGAAGTATTACCTGTTACATTGCCTACTACATTTCCTGTAACATTTCCTGTAATATTTCCCGCAAAAGTTCCTGACAATACATCTGTGCTTGAATTAAAAGTTAATCCTGATGCTGTCTTTGGCCCTAGATCCCCAGTCGCTGCCGTTGTAAACAAGGGAAAACAAGTAGTGTCTGAAGATTCATCTGCAACTGTAATTGCAGTAGGTACATAACTTGATGATGCTTTTGCATCTAATTGTGTTTGTATTGCTGATGTTACGCCATCTAAGTAACCTACTTCAGTAGATGTTACTGCTGATACCGATACATCTCCACTACCATCTGATACTAATGCTCTTGATGCTGTTAGATTTTCCATCTTAGAAAAAGCTAAAGCTGCACTTGCATTGACATCAGCGTTAACAATAACGCCTGTACCAATCGCTGCTGTACCTGTAGTACCTATAGATATATCGCCTGATATAACCACAGGGTTAAAATTCGTTCCATCGGCTATTAAAGCTGCACCACTTGTGTTTGTACCCATAAATAGATCATCGCCTGTTATGGTTAAATCACCACCTATAGTAGCGTTACCTGATGTAGTTAATGTACCTGAAGATGTTAAACTTGTTGCTGTAACTGCTGGTAAGTTAGCTGCTAAATCTGTAATCGTTAATTTAAAGTTAGATCCTGAATAAGCGATAGCAAATACAGATTCTGTATTAGGGGTTGTTGTTGCTGTTAAATCTGTAAACTTTTGTGTTGCCATTTATTGTTCAGTCCATGTTGTAGTTGCTGTAGCTGGAGTATCTTGCCAGTCATCAGGAGCTATAACAACTCCCCCTTCTTGTTGAAACAGTAACCCTGTTTCTGTTACTAATAAATCTAAGTTATCTTCTGTTTCAAAATACCCTTCAGAAGTATTTTGTATAATACTCCATGTTGTAGCGTTTGTAGAAACTACAGTCCATGTAGTCATTAATATAATCCGTAGTCAATTCTTGTTACAGGTGCTGTGCCTGAGTGTCTATCTCTCTCGTTTGATTTTATAATATCTTCTTTGGCTCTGTCATAAAATCCAGACCAAACTTGTATTCTTTTATCATTTTGTAAATAAGGTTCTGCTTCAACTAATGCTCCGTATAAATAAATATCAGGGTGATGTGTAAGCATATCGTTTGTAGTATTAGAGTCTGATAAAGCTGTAAATGTTTTGTAATAAGCTATTTCTATTTCATAAACGCCATCAGGGATCGGTCTTAGTTGTATATCGTTACCTTTGATTGAATAGGCTTTTGGGCAACCTACGCTACTACCAGCTTGTAATCTGTCCATTATTTCAGGGGTTAAAAACTCTAAAGGTGTTTTTGTATCTGTATTAAGTTTTATATTACGCATAGCAACATAATTGTCAGGTAATGAATAATATTCAGTATTAGCTATCGTATTAGCTGTTACTCTAGTTTCCATTCTTCTGATCTTAAAATCTCTTTTATGTCTTGTTTCAGCTAAAGCGATAAAATCAGGGATAACATCTGTTAAATCACTTCTATCTAGCCAAGAAGCTATAGATGTTTTTAGTTCTGCGTATGTTGATATTGTCATTATGCCCTCATTTATTTAAATTTGCGTTTATTCCTTTTGTTTTTTGGTATTCTCATTTTATTTCTTTCTTCTGCAAATTTCATTATAATCATAGGAGCTAATGCAGATGTTCCCAATAATCCCAAATGAAGGTTATCAAAATTTTTTAAAGAACCTTTTATTTTTGGTGTTCTATCTTTTTTAAATTGATATCTTGCCATTATATTACTCTACTAGTTGTTTTTAAATATTTATAATCAGGACTGTTAAGTAGTTTCTTAATAGCCTTCATATCTTCTTTTTTATTTATATCAATTCCAAATTTAATCTTCCATTCTTGTGCAACCATTACTGGTATTCTTGCACATAAACGAAATTCATCTTTCATGTGATGATCTTCCTCTTGTAGTCTTTTATTGTTTTGTATCAATTTAGACAAATCAGGGGATTTGTATTGTATTGCAAATTCCCCTGAATGTTCTGAAAAATGAAAGGTCTCGCCATCTCCTAGCCTTCTTTTCATTATTCACTAAGCTCCTGAACATAAACAGTAGGTGTTCCACTACCATGGATAGTTGCCATTTTCATGCCACCATCTATTTTGAAGATAATAGACTCATCTCCTGCCATATATATTGAAGTAGCAGCTACTGCTGTAGGATTTGCTCCAAACTCAATAAATACAGGGCCAGTAGTTGTTACTCTTACATATTCAATACTATCATTGAAAGCTGATGTTTGTGCCGAAGTTCCACTTGTTGTTCTTGTGTGATTCGCTATTACTCTGTAACCACCTAACCAATTTGCCATGCTTATCTCCTAATTACGAATGTTACTAATAGTTTAACTGCATTTGATGATGCTCCATTTGTAATCATTTCAATTGAACCATCTTCTTCAACTCTATTAGCTGCTGTAGGTTCTGCTGTGTCAACATCACCTGCTGCTGAGCCTGATTGAGTTACTGTAATGCCACCACCAGTAATAGCAGTGCCACCAATTTCAAAACTAATACCACCATTTGCAGTTCCAATAGCTCCTTGTAATGCAGTAATAATTTTAATTACTCTACCACCATCAGGTATTGGTACAAATGTGCTTGATGCAGTAGATATATCTTCTATCTCTGCTGTTACAAAATAATCATTTAATGTTCTCATTAAATATTCTCCAAATTAATAACCCTCGTTCCGAAGCGATACTGTTCTTCAAGGTCATTATTAATGTATCTAAGTGGGTGGAGAAAACATTGGAGTGTAAAACTCCACCCTTTTTACCAACTACGAGGAAAGTAAAATTTTATTATGATGTAGTTAAATCAGCGATTTTACCATTAGCTGCTTCATTTTTAGCAACTAAAGTATATTCAACTAATAATTGCTTCTTCTCAGCATCACCAGTTTTCGCTAAGTCTTGTACACCGAAAGGTCTTAGATATGCAACTGACCACATTTCTGTATCAACTACATGAGCAGTTCTTCCTGAACTTCTTAAGATCCTATCAGCTACTACTCTAACTTCACCGAAGTCTGAAACATAAACATCAATAGTCGCAACTAAGCTCCTATCTTCTGCCATGTCCATTCTTGTTGAGTTACCAGTAAAGCCTGATACTTTTTGTTTGTTGAATGAACCAACTAACAATAGATCAGGGTTACCTCCTTCGTCGTAACATTTTTTTAAGTTAGATTTTAAAAGAGATTCTGTTAGTACTCTTTGAGTACCATCAGTAACTGCACCTGAACCACTTGTAGAGCCACCAGCTCCGTGAAGTTCATTAGTAGTAATCCAAGATTCAAAAGCCCTTGAAGCACGACCTGTGCCTGAAGAACCTGCTGCTGCTTCTTGTTTACCAGTCATGTCTAGTTCCATATCTCTTTTAAGTTCCTTACCAGCTTTAGCTATTTGATAAGCCATCTCTGAAGAAACACCAGCTTTGTTAACAACTTCTTGAGTACCAGTAACTACTACAGGTTTTGTAGAAATCTGTGTGTAGTTTAATAGTCTTGTTGTTGCTGTTAAAGCCCTATTTGGAGAGTCATCACCCTCAATTACTAGGTTACCTGCTGCTGCAGCTAAACTATCTGTTTGCCATTCATGCTTTGTGCCACTAGCTGAACCAGTACCAATACTAGACATAAAAGGCGTTTCTGTTGGTGAGATGTTATAAATAACATTCGCCAAGTCTTCTCTCTTATTGTTACTATCAAAAGTTTCATAAGAGTTACTATAAATTGCCATTTTTGATTACCTATATTAAAAAAGTTTTGTATTAAGCTAAGAGTTCATTAGGCTTTCAATAACGCTTTTAGCATCATTTACATGCCCAGTCTTCCTTAACCTTGCTCTTTGTGCCTTAACTTTATCACTAGATATTTCACCTTTTGTTGCTGGAGAACCAGGTTTTTGAACTTTAGGTACAACTTTAGCTTTCTTATTAGAAATCTTAGCTGCTAAAAGATTTTCATACAACATGGCTTTATGTAGAACATCTACAGACCTTGCGTCAATTAAGCTGTTAACTTCCTGTTCAGTAAATCCTTTTTTAACTGCAAAGGTTTTAATTGATTGTTTCAATTTAGGGCCTTTGTCAGGATCAACCCATTCAGGGAGTTTTTCTGCCATAAGTTGTTGCTGTCTGCCAAGTTCTTCTTGCCATTTAACTTCATGTTCTTGTTGCTGTTTGTATTGAAGATTCTTTTGTTCTTCTTCAACTATTCTTTTATTATCTTGAAGTTCTCTATATTGATCTCTTTTCAACATATATTCGGTTGGATCTTCTTCCTTGAGTCTTGTCCAGTCAGTTTTTGCAAGTTCTTCTATTTTAGAATCTGCCTGAATGTTAAATTGTTCAAGTTGTGATAAGTAACGCTGTCTTTCTTGTTGAGTCGCAGCTAATTCTTCATCAGCTTTTTTGCGTTGCTCTGCCAATACTTGACTTTTTCGTGTGTAATCAGCTTGTCTACTGTAACCAGCTTGGAGTTCATCAAGAGTAACCTCTACATCTTTACCATCTACTTTGATGGTGTATGTGCCAGGTGTCTGACTTTCTTCTGTTTGGTCTTGGTCTACTAAATCATCAGCAGTCAACCCATCAGGGTTATCTGCTTCAGTTTCAACTGATTCGGACTCCGTGTCCTGTGCAGAAACTTCTTCCGTTGTTTCTGTTTCTTCTTGGTCTTCTTCGCTTTGCTCCGTTGGAGTGCTCATCATACCTTGAAGTGCTGCTTGTGCTGATCTTACATCAGTTACAGGCACACCACCATTAGTGGATTCTTGTACAGGGATATCATCTTTTGCCATGATTATTTACCTCCCTTCAATTCGTTTTCAACTATCTTTCCATTTTCCATAGTATTAAC